TTTTGAAGCAGACATAGATTTTAGAGCAGGAGTAACAGCTACAATACCTGAAGTAGAGTTTGAGATACCTGTAGTGAACGAGGATAATATGACAAGAAATATTATTCCTGCTGATTCTACAATGACTTTTGATATATTTTTAGGCGTGTACCAAGACGGTGTTTTGATAAAAAAAATAAGAGTACAGGATAGTGGCGGCAGTCCAATAATTCTTAATGCTAATGAAGCTACAGCAGTAGCAGGAAACTCTGAGAAGGACACATATTCACCATCAACAACTTCGTATCAATTTTTTGAAACAACAAAGGTTGGAGCTGACCCTGTGATATTGGATATCCCAACATACACAGATATGTTGCGATGGAACCTAACTGACCTTGAACAAGACAGGTGGCAGATTCCTGATGAGACTATAACTATAAACGGAGAAAGTAGATACGCAGTAAATTATTTTTTAGAACCAGCACAAGGAACTCTTTCTGTTCAATATACTAGAGATACAATTGATAGAGGTAACTATATACAGGCAAGTAATCCTACAACATCTGATTTAGACGGCACAGCTATCAAGAAAGCAATTACAAGGATAGACACCAACTACGGACAGTTAGACTTAAAGTTTACAGCAAACGCTAACTTTAACCCTTACTTTACAGGAACTTCCCCTGACGAGTACAACTTAAAAGAATCGCTACAAAACACTTGTACAATAAGTGTGTACGATGTATTGGTAGGTATATGCAAGCGATTTAACTGTGGCATCTTCTACGAGTACGATACTCAGCTTAGCAAGAATGTACTACGCATAGACCCGTTGCATATTGTACGTAGCGGTTCAGAAAACATCAATCAGTATGTAGATGACCTAAAATCTGTTAAGGTGTTTATTGGTGGGGACAAGATTAAAAACCTATCGCTAAACAACAAAGACTTTGGCTTGTACTATGACGATGAGGACGGTGATGACATCACTATAGGCTCTACCACTCAGGAGATAAACAACGATGGTATCTCAGATTTAGAGATAGACCTTAAAACAGCTGTATACTACCGTTCAGTGTGTGGTGATGAAACAGACGATGAGCTAAATCAAAACTATACAAACAATGTAGTCAGTGAAAAGGAGATAGCTTTTACGCCAAACCTTTTTACAAAGCACCAAGAGATAGGATTCAGATTTGCATATGTAGACAAGCCTATCTACCGCACAATGATTAAGCGTCCTTTGGCTATTGGTAAGTTCCAACGTCAGAACCTATACACCAAAACACAGCGTATCTATCAAGATTGGACACAACACATTTTTAATGGTAGATTGTTTCACTACAACACTGAAGGCTGGAATCTACTTGCTGAAGATGAGGTCGGAGATACCACAGACTACTACACCTTCTACGCTGACAACGAAAAGATTAAGTACAGCAACAGTACGAGCATAGAGTTTGATATGGTAGTACCTACATCAGACTTAGCCAACTTAGACTTTATGATGCAGGAGCTTAGTGCTACACTAATCACTCAAGACAATATTGTAGTGAAGTCGGCATCAGGAGAAGTTTTTGAGGATTACGCATACTTAACTATACAAGGACTTCTCAAATAATTGTAAATTAATTCGATGGCTACATACAACGACTATCCACAATCTGCTACTAACAACGCCAAGAAAGTTCTTCGTTGGAAGGAAAAGTATGGAGATGAGGTCAAGGGAATGACCTCGGTGGGATGGACTCGTGCAAGACAATTAGCCTCAAGAAGAAAGCTATCATATGATACTATTGCTCGTATGGCTGCATTTAATCGTCACAGAAAGAATGCTGCGATTGACCCTAAGTATAAGGACACGCCTTGGAAAGATAGAGGTTATGTTGCTTGGCTTGGGTGGGGTGGAACTTCAGGCGTTAATTGGGCGATTAGAAAAGCTGAGTCTATACGAAAAGGAACAGTTAAGGCTGATACAAGTATCGCTGACGTCCCGTGGGGTAATCGCAAAAAACGCGATGATTATGCAACACAGGGAAAGGACGGAAGCATTAAGAAATCTCCCAAAGCACCTAAGAGCGATACTCCTAACAAGAATCCTAAAGGTGTTGGAAAAGGTGGAAAGCTCACTGCAAAAGTTCTTAAGTCTATAAAGACTAAGGTAGACAAGTACAACGAGAAATACCCTGACAAGAAGATTGGTATGGGTGCAGCAAAAGCTGTGGTAAAAAGAGGTATGGGTGCTTACAACACTTCACACAGTCCAAAGGTGACTAGCGCAACGCAGTGGGGTTTAGCACGTTTGAACGCTTTTTTGTACCTTTTAAAGAACGGAAGTCCACAAAATAAGAAGTACGTACAGGACAACGACCTACTTCCTAAGTGGCATAAAAGAAGCAAAAAATAATGGAGAAAGATTTACCATTATACGATATTACGTTAGAAGACTTTGAGCAAGGGATGTACAAAATCTCCCTTGTAGACAAGCCTGCTATCGAAGAAAACTTCATCTACTTTAGTGAAGTACAAAAAATTGAAATGTTCTCTAACGATGAGAGACAGGAAGTTGTTGGACCAATTATGATTCCTAACAAACAAATCCTACGATTCTCTCCAACAGAAGGCTACTACTATGTACGCTTTACTGAGAATACGATTAAGGACATTATGTACAACTACTCTAAGAAGGGGTTGTTTAACGCATTTGGTATTAACCACAACTACGACACTGATGATGTGGTAATGCTTGAAGTTTGGATGAAAGAGTCTGATAACGATAAGTCTAAAGACTATGGTTACGACCTTCCAAATGGAACCGTATTCGTCAAGGCCAAGATTGAGTCTAACGAATTATTTAATGCAATCAAAGAAGGAGAGATTAATGGCTTTTCTATTGAGATTGAGGCAAATATTAAACCAACAAATAAAGAAAAAGAAATGAGTGAATTTTCATTTGCTAAGGAATTAGGAAAGTTGGAGGCTCAATTTGAGACTATGACTAACAAGTTCCAAGAGCGTATTGAAGCATTAGAAGGAGAGAACGAAGTTCTCTTGGCTTCATTGACATCTTTTGAAGACAAGTTCGCAGGCGTAGAAGACTTAAAGTCAGCTATCGAAATGATTCAAAAGCACATTGCCAATATGGAAGATATGGGTAGTGAAGAAGAAGAGATGGGCGAACAAAAAGAAGAAATGGACGGCCATACTGACGAAGAAAAGAAAGAGGAAGAAATGGGTTCTGAGGAAAAGTACGAAGAAACTGAAGAGCCTGTTGAAGAGGAAGTTGAAGAAGTAGACGAGAAAGAAGTCGAAGAGCAATTCGCTGCAGAGCAGACAGAAGAAGTTGTCGCTGAAGTAGAAGATAAGACTATCGAGTTCAATGGTATTACTCCTGAAAAAGTTGCCTTGATTGACAAGTTCTTCCCTCGCAACTAAATGTTTGTAAATTAAGTAAAACGAATTTTTTAAAAATTATATATAATGGCAATTTCAGCTACTAACGTACAATCCCACGATTGGGGTGACCGCAGACCAGACCTATTTATCGACTATATGGTAAAGTCGGCTGCTGTATTAAACCGTTTCTCTTTGATTGACGGTGTAAAAAACAAAGTAAACGTTCCTATTTTTGACGTTACTACATCAGCTTTCGCTACAGGCGACGACTGTGAATTCTCTGACAACACAACTGCTGACATCGATGAGAAAGAGATGACAGTAGAAACTTTCGGTTACGGATTCAAAAACTGTAAAGCAGTTCTTGAGAAGTCTTACCGTGGTTTGGCACTTAAAAAAGGACAGCACAATCCTGAAACTATGGATGCTGAATTCCGTAATTGGGTGTTTGATTACTTCGCAAAATTGGCTGCACAAAAAGCATTGACTTACGCAGGTACAGAATTGATTTCAGAAATGGAAGGCGATACTGACGTTATCGACTTTGATACTGATGCTACTCTAAGCTCTGCCAACATTTTGGACAAGATGGAAGGTGCTTACCAAGCAATGTCTGACGTAATGCTATCTGCTGTTTACGGCGATGCTGACCGTGAGTTCAAGCCTGCGTTCTTCTTGGGTACTAACGCTTACCAAGCGTACCAAATCGCTATCGCAGAATTGCACACTACTACTCCTGCAGGTATCATCGCAGGTGACATTCCAACATACTACGGTATGGAGGTTGTTCACTTCCCTAGCCTTGCGGACAACAAGTTCTTCATCTCTTCTGCAAGCAACTTGGTAATGTTGACTGACGACTATAACGATGTTCGTGCTATCGATATGGAGTACGAAGCTCGTGAAAACTCTGACTACATTTGGGGTCGTTTCAAACTAGGCTTCTCTTACTACAAAGGTCAAGAGATTGTTCTAGCTGAGAACTTCGCATAATAATTAATCAAAGGGGAGGGTTCTGCCCTCCCTTTTTAATACCTTATAAAAAATGGCTTGTACTCCAACACTAACTGACATTACTTACTCTTGTGACGACCTAGCATTAGGTGGTATCACAAAGTTGTACGTTGGTAATAAGGCGGACCTAGATACTTTGATTTCTATCTCTAGCAATGTGGTAACTATTAGTCCTTCAACCGATACTTTATTGGCTGATGGCGATGTTGTTGAGATTGAATTCAACATTAAGGACGGGTTCTCTTCTTTTACTGATGTAAAAACTATTGCTGACGGTTCTATGACCGTTGTACCTACAATTACTGTTGAGATTCCTAAGATGACTGCGGCACACCGCGACGCTTTGGAAGACCTATCTAACCCTTCTGCAGAAATGGTTGCTTTTGTCTCTACTGCTGCAGGTACTTACCACTTGGTAGGTTGGGAATACGGATTGTTTGCTTCAACTGTAGACGGAACATCAGGTGTTAACCGAGGTGATAAAAACCGTTACCAACTAACACTTACAGGTGAGCAGTCTAAGTTGTCTTACGATATCGCTTCAGGCGAATGGGATGATGTAGCATAACATCAATCTTGTAAATTAATACAAGGGAGGGTTGATTGATTTCTTCCCTCCCTTTTTAATACAAAAATATATGGCTTTTAACTGCTCAATTTTACTTAGCGATATTGATATAAACTGTAACAAGCGGACTACGGGTGGTATCAAAAAAGCTATTCTCTTGTTGCAAAAAGACCTTACAGTTACTTTTGACCCTACAGACGAAACTGTTGTTACCGCTGTAGATACAGCAAACGAGGTTACCTTTGAACATAACACAAAGGACAATACAACAAACTTTACAGAAAATAAGAACACTTCTAACGGACTAGGGGTTGTTTCTACAAATATCACTATCCAAACACCTGTGTTAGACAATAAGGTTAATCAGATTGATTATATGTCTCGCAGAGAAGATATCGTATGTGTATTGCTACACAATAACGATACTGTGACTATCTCAGGATGGATGGATGGACTAACAATGAATTACGACGCTAACAGTGGCACATCTGTAGGAGACAAATCTTTTGTTAATGTAACGCTAACTACCGAGAGTGGTATTGCTTCTTTAGCACTTGATGATAAAACACCGTTTAGCGACCAAACTATTTTTGATTAGTGGGATACTTAATTAACTCAGGCAGTGGCTATGTCTCAGATGCGGTACAAGTTGCATCAACAGGTGATTACGCTTATATAAACAAAGGGTACTTATCTGATGTAGTTGTTGTTGGAGATACTACAAAAGAAAACTACAACTTTTTAAAAGAGGGCTACCAAGGTACAACTATTGCTGATATTGTTGGAAATGGTTTGGTATTCTTTTTACAACTATACGATTAAAATAAACTATAATGGCTTACGAAAATATTACTAAAGACGGGAACTTCTACCAATCTGTAACGGGCGACTACGGTTTCCGTGTATTAGATGCTGCGGAAAGTTCAGTTGCAGGAGAGAACTTTAGAGCTATCCAAGCTTTGGAGGGTTCTTCTATTACTACTACGACGAGTGTAGGCGATGCACTTTCTGCTGTAACAATTTCTGAAGGCAGTATCGTTTACGGACGATTTGATTCAGTTACTTGTAACTCAGGGAAGGTAATCGCTTATAAAGGTGCGTAATGTTAGGACTAATAAATGCAATTGTATCCTCTGCTGGTGCAATAGCGGGATATGTAAAAGACGGACTCGTTATGGCGAATAGATTTCTAACACCACCAAAGTTAACCTTTCCTGCAAACGGTAGTGCCGAGTTTGACGGGGCGAGTGATTACATCCAACTAAACGACCCGTTCAGTTATACGAACCACACTATCGCGGCGTGGGTTTATGTTGAAAATTCGGGTTCTGTAAATGTTATTTTTGAGGCTCGAGATACAAATGACGATGGTTTTAGAGTTATAAACACATCCAATATTCTGTTTTATCAATTAAATGCAGTAGACACTACTATTTCATTCACTAAATCAAACGAATGGGTTTTTGTTACGGGAACTTATAATGGTTCAACTGCTAAACTTTATGTTGATGGAAGCGTCGTTTCAACGACAAACACAAGCCAAACAATAAGCACCACATCAAACGCGAGAATAGCAACGGCTTATGATAATACTGGCTATTTCAACGGCAACCTCGCCAACGTCGCGATTTGGAACCGCGCACTTTCAAGCGATGAGATAAATTCCGTGATGTGGAAAGGGTACAATTCGTTAAGCGATAGCGAACAAAGCGGCCTACAAGCGTGGTATAGTTTAGACGACATCACAAGCCCAGCGGCGAGCCTTGCGAATATGGAGCAACTCGCGGCGGATAAAGAGGCAACAATAGAAAACAAGGCGGCCATCACGGCGGCTATAAACGCACTTTCTTAATATGGCACTAATTGACAAAGCATCCCTATTGATGGTGCCAAGCACCTACGAGGCGGGGAAATTATACAACGTACTACCAAGCGGGAACCGCGCACCGGATAGCACCGGAGAAAATAGCGGGTACGACCAAACCCGTGCGGACTTTGATTTTGATAGAGGAAGCAACGCGGCGGCGACGCGAGTAAATGCGGAC